TGCCGCGCATGCCGCTGTCCATGCTCCCGACGCCGGAGGCCGCCTGCGCAAACTGGTTGCCGGCGTCTGCGCTGGCGGAGGACAAGTCGTCCATGGCCGCCGCGTTTTTTCGCAGCTCGGTCTCGGACTTGGCCAGGGCCTCCTTGGCCTTGTTGACCTTGATCTCCAGCTCTTGAATTTCCTTAGCGGTGTTTGCGGACGTATCGCCATTCTCTGCCACGGCGTCGCTCATGCGCCGGTGCTCGGCCTCCAGTACAGATACCGCATCTTTCTGGTTTTGGATGATCTTAGTCAACGCCTCGTTACGCTGGCCCAGGCCGTCGGCAGATGAAGTCCAGTCGTCCATGCTCGCGGCTACAGCGCGAAAACTGCTCTCAATGACACGGTTTTCGCGGTTGAGTTGGTTTACGCCTGTTTTATAGTCGGTTGTGTCAATAATCGGCTTCGCAACAAACTCATCAGCCACCGTTACTCACCTCGCTTTCGCGTGTCTTGCGGCTTAAAAGAATCCGCTTTTCGGTACCATTTACCGTTGATCTGTTGCAGGCCGGCGTAAGCCTGCGCCTGCTTGTCCATCAAATGCGCCACATATGAAAACAGCGTTTCGATGTCCGTCTCATCAATGGCGGACAGGGTATAACCGGGGATGGTAACGCAGAGCTGGCGCTCCAACTCCTGCGGCCAATATGCGGACGGGGGAGCGCTTTCGCCGCTCCCCGTCATCAGTTTCCCAGGGCACCCGCGCGCCGCATCACGGCGTGGTATACGGCCATGACCTCGCGCAGCTCCGCGCCCCGATCCAGTTCCGCGATTGTTACCTTATCGTCGTAAAAGCGGCAAACAAAAGCGGTAATGGCGTCAACGGTCTCCGGGCTGTCCTCGCCGTGCTGTTGGATGATCTTCCCCACGGCCAGCGCCTGCTTCATCATGCCCCAGCAGACGACGGACTTTTGCAGGTCGCGCACAGTCTCGTCGTTTTCGTCGTATAGCGTCAGGCAGATGGGCGCGAATACGGGCTTGTCCATGTTCTTCTCCTTTCAGGCAAACAAAAAGCCCAAAGGCTTGATTGCCTTGGACGTTTGGTATATAATGCAGGTGGAGCAACGCTACAGGCGGTTTGCTTTATCTCTTGAGTAGGGGCAGACCTCGTGTCTGCCCCTATGCTGTTCGATTTAACTTGCAAAACCTGCATTCGCAGCGTATAATGTGCTCAGGTGGGGCGTTGCCGGTAAACGGTTAGCCCGGATGCCAGTTAGAAAATAACCGCAAGCCGTGACTGGGGGCGGTTATTTTCTTTTTGCCCGCAGAATCGAGACAATCAGAATCGCGAACGCGATCATCAATGTCAGCGTTTCATATGTGCTCAAGATGTGCCTCACCCCCTTTACTATAACATTCCGGGGGATATGGCTAACCGCCTACCGTAATTGACAACGCCCCATGGGGAACCTCCCCACGCTGGCAGTATACCACGCGCCGCGTGTCCGCGCAACGCGGTTATTACCCGCCGCCGCCCTCCGGCGGCTGTGCCGCGCCCGGCATTTGCACCGCGTTGAACCATGCCTTGGCCATGTCGGCTGTGAACTTATCGTCCGACGTGTCCGCCTCGACACACTTCACGCCGCTTTTTTTGTCGTTGGGGAGGTCGAACTCGCACATGGTGACCACCGCGCCGTATTCCATGGTGAGGGGCTTTTCGTTGAGGTTCTCTGTCTTTGTTTCGCCCTCCTGTTTAGGCAGGCTAAACTTGCCCTTAAGAAACCAGGCATATTCCACCTCGTCGTCGGGCCGCTCCAGCTTGTACCCCATAGCGTAGTAAGGCGCTGCGGCGTTGCCGTCGTCGTACAGCAGGCCCTTGGCAGGGTCATAAGGCTTGCCCAGCAGTTCGGCGCGATCCTTGACGGACAGGCCAGGGATGACAACCGTCAGCTTTGTCTCGCCCTCGGCGGTATCCACAAAATACGCTTTCCCCGAGTAATAACGGGGCTTGGTGTTGACCGTGGTATCGCGGGCAATACTGGCCGTCGGCGCGAGCCTGCGCGGGGTGCCCGGCTTGTATTCGGTGGGCTTGTCCTCCACCTTGGCGATATAAATATCGCCCACGTTGATGACCTCGCCCACGATCTTGGGTTCAGTTGTTGGCATATTTACTCCTCCTCAATCCATCGAAAATCACAGGAGACAGACCAGTGGCCGGTCTCTTGGTGTTCCAGCTCCGGCCCCGCGCCGGCATGCAGAAAGCCGCCTGCGGTCATCGCTTGTTCGATAGCCGTCAGCGCGGGATCCAGTTTCGCGCGGTCGCGGGTGTAGTAGGATGCCTGATAGCGCCGGTTGCTGCGGCAGGGCTTGCCGCTAAAAAAACCGCGCGGTTGTTTGCTGACCAGGAAATATACAAGAAACTCGTCCGGCAGTTTGCCGTTCGGCCCGGCGTCGTAGGTGTTGGCGGCGCGATTTTTGCACACAGGGGCCAGCAGGTCATGTATATACGGTTTGATTGCGTCCGGCTTATCCGCCACCGATCACACCCCATTTCCTAAACACTCGTCGGATGATCGTGTTTATTTCGGCTCTGCGTTCCATAGTCGGGCGAAGCCAAGGGTCAGCAGCAAGCGTCGGCGACCCGCACTCCAAATAAATAACGTGAAATCCGTCTTTGTCCTCTGCCCGGATTTTCAGCGCGCCTACCTCAACCCACCGGGAGTTGCCTGCGCCCTGTACCGCGGTACGTCTCAAAGCGCGAAATGCGTTTCCCGTGTTGTTGTGGTTTCTGACGATGTACTGCATTTCTGCAAGCGCCCAGTCTGCCAGTGCGTCGAGTGCTTCCGTGACAGCAGCGTCGATATTCACCGCGCCGATGCGCTCTACAAACTTATCCAAACTCTTAACAATGTCTTTGCCGCTAAACATGACTTTTGTTGCCATGCGCTCACGCCCTCTTGTCGGACAGGTACAGCTCGATGACGTTCTCCGCCTTCTGATATGTCCGGTATATCTGGTATACCTGCCCATCGTAGCGCGCGAACGTCTCGCCGGTGTACTCGGCGGGCCGCACCTCAAACATATGCTGGACCTCGCGCCCTTCTGCCTGGGCGGCGTGGAACTCGCTGGCGTGTACCGGCTGCCGGTTGGCGAATAGGGGAGAGCCCCAGATAATCTCCCCGGACTGGTACGGGTCGTTGTTGTCCTTCTCGGCCTCCGTGCCCAGCACCAGCATGTCCTTCCAAAGCGCCATCAGCCCACCGCCTTCCTGTACGCCGCACTCTTGCGCAGCTCGTCGGCCATAGTCTGATAGCTTGCCAGATACTTCTCAAAGTCCGTGTTGTCCAAGCCAAAATGCGCCTTACAGTACGTCGTAATGGCGAGTCGTACCAGCGGCAGCTTCGCCTCGCGGACAATCTCAACATCCACGCCCAGGCGGGCGAGGTCGTCCTGCGCCGCGCCTATGAGCATGGATATCTCGTCGTCAAACATCGGCGAATTGAGCCGCGCCGCGACCTTGCGGACATAGGCAACCAGGCCGCTGTCCACATACATATGGACAAGCTGCCGAATTTCATCCAGCCGCGCTTGCAGCTCCGCCTTTAGGCCGTCGCTTTGGCTTAGGTTCAGGATTTTCTCCAGCAGCTCGTCCAGCATCAAGATTCACTCCCTCGATTGTGGTGTTAAGCGCCATGCGCGCCGGGCTGATCAGGCCGCTTTTTTTTTGACGCGCAGGAAGCCCTTGTAGCTCACGACGTTGCCGCCGAAGAAACCGCTGCCACGGTGGGCGATGATGCCCTGTCGGAACTTGTAGTCCATCGACCGCATGACGTCGACGTCGTCAAACACTGTCAGCATGTAGTTGGACAGGTTGCCGTACACCATGCAGTATTTGCCGTCGTCGGTCGCCGGGTCAGCCAGTGAGCCGCAGGCGCTGTTGATGATGAACGGGATGCTGTTGATGGTGCCGGTGTTGCCGTTGTACTTGATGTCATAGACCTGGTGCTTGTCTGAATTGCGCACCGCGTCGAACGCTTCCAGGTCTTTGATGTTGATGATCAGCGCGGCCAGGCCCTCTACGTCCTCGTCGCCGCCGTAGCCAAAGATGATCTTGGACAGCGTGAGTTCATCAATAATGCCGATTTCCTTGTCGCACTCGGCTGGCAGCACCTTCACAGGCGCATTGTAGATGCCGCACAGGGTGTTGGCTCCGCCGGTGCCGATCAGGACTTCGCGGGCCAGCAGTTTGCGCATGGAATCGCGCACCCTGCGCATGACCAGCGCGTCGTAATCGGCGTGGGGCAGCTTGAGCACCTCCTCGGTGTCCTCCGAGTACGCGGTGATCTTGGCCTTGTTGATTTCGATGTAGTCTACGGACGGCGCGGTCTCGTGGTAGTCCTGCGCCTCAAGGGTGTAACCCGCCATCCCGTACCCGACCTCGAAGGGTTGGGTGTAGCTCTCGCCGCCGCGCAGGACGTTGATGTTCACCGCGTCGACCAGGCTGGAGATGTCGTTAAAAGTAGGGCGGATGTCGCTGCCGTAGTGCTTGGGAAGCACCAGCGTGCCGCTGTCCACCTTGACGGTGCGGTTCTGCATCAAGTCGCGCCCGCGCTTTTCGGATTCGCTCGCGCCGCGACCGCCCGGTTTCCGTTCGGTGCGCGCCTCCCTGCTCTTCGGCGGCGTCAGCCCGGACTTGATACCGCCGATCCGCTGCGCTACGCTCTCGCGGCGGGCCTTGCGCGCTTCGGCGTCGGCCTCCTCCTCGGTGGGGGCCTCGTCCTGAAGCTCGCCGAGCAGTTCTGTCACCTGGTTCTCGACTTCGACGAGCTCCTCCTCGGTGAGTTCCTCGGCGACGTCATCCAAAACCGCTTGAATTTCCGCCACCACATCGTCCACGGCCTCCTGATCCAGTACCCGCTTCTTGAGTTTTTCAAGGAGCGCTCTTAGCTTTTTCATGGGGGATTCTCCTCTCTTTTGCTAAAAATAGGGCCAGTTTTGTCCGAATTCTCACCCTGCGCAATAGCGCCATGGCGTCCGCCACGCCGCGATGTTCCAGACCTTCCCGCCCTGCATCCGCATTGCGATGTTCCAGGGCCATCCGTTCTGCATCCGCGCGCCTTGCTTCAATGGATGTATCGTCATAGGCGGGGATATCCACCGCCGAGACATCGTACAGGCGTTTGACTTTTTGTACAGTCCATGTCCGCGTTGTCTGGTCAAACGCCTCCTCGCGGATCGTAAACGCGAAGGACATGCGGTCGATATATCCGCCCGTGACCTCCTCGTATATCTTCCGGCCTTCCTCGGTGCCGTCAAGCCGGGCGCGCATGTAGAGCCCGTCGTCCTTAACTTCGAGCGACAGGGTTCTGTTGCGCGTCCGGGCCAGCACATGGCCGCCGTGATTGTAATTAAAAATAACGTCGCCCATATAGCAGCCGTCGAAAGCCCCGCTCGCGATCTGCTCGCTGTACTCCACGCCGTCCCACTCAAAGAGCACGGTGGGGCTATCGAACGTAGCCGCCCGGCCCTCCACCCATATGCCGCCGTCCTCGGTCATGCCGCCCGCGCGGATTTCAAACGACCGCCTGTGCAGGTTCTTGATCGTCCTTTGCGGGCGCGCCGGCTTACTGGTTCTGATCATTGGTATCCTCCTCCCCGGTGTCGCCGAGTTGATAGGCGTCCTGGTTGCTGTCCTTGGTGTAGTTCAGGCTGATTTGCCGCACGTCGCCGTCTTCCACGGGCGCATAGCCGAAAAGCTCGCGCAGTTCGTTGGTCGTGAGCAGCCCGATCTCCCGCGATGCGCGCACAATGTTGATCTTTGTTTGCACGCTGGCGTGCAGCAGCGGGGAGCTATAAAAGAGGATCCGGTTCCCGTGGTCGCGCTCGGTTTGGCTAAAGCAGACATTGGTCAGCGCCTGCCCCATCTGGGTCAGGCGCGGCTCAATGACTGATTCATACCACGCCTGCCACTGCGATTCCGTGTAGTCTGACTTGATGATGTTCTCAGATGTGCGCCAGTACCGATACAGCCCGTCACGGATATCCTTCATCTGCGCGGAATCGAGGCTGTACGCCCGCGTGGTGATCGGCACATATTCGTCCGCCAAATCCACGCCGACCACACCGCCCTCCTCCGCGGCCTTTTTCATGTTTTCCTCGAATTTTCTTGCCTGCGACTGCACATCTTCGTCGTCCAGCCGCGCGTTTTTTTGTTTGAGCAACCCGCGGATTTTGTTTGCGACACGCAGCGCGCTGCTCATGCCCTCCTCGCCGACCTTGATCAAATCCAGCACGCCATACACCGGGCCGTTCCCTTCACCGGCGATGTCCAGCGTGTTGTAAAACTTGCGGAGCACCACCACGTCCTCAAGCGGCAGCGCGTACTCGTCGCCCATCGCGTCCACAAAGCGCACGGCCCAGTCGCCTTCGTCAAGCTGGATAAACTCATATTGCCGGTAATTTATCGGATACATCGCCGTGGGCATGTCCCCGTCCCAGGCGACGTACAACATCGCGGTGGTGTAGTTCTCGACCTGCGTGACGAGTTTGTATTTGAGATCATACGCGCTCATCAATTCATTGGCCTGTAGGTTGAGCAATTTAGAGAACGGGCTGTTTCGCTTGATCTTCTTGATGCGGCCTTTTTCGTCGACGACCACATGCATGGCCTGGGCCTTTGCCGTATGGCTGGCTATAGCGTCGATGATCGAACGCACTGTTTCATGTTCGTATGCGTCCCGGTCGTATCCGGTCGAGTGGCCGCCGAAGGAGCGGACAAAACGGAATTTTGCGCTTTTGAAAAAGCGCCCGAACCAGCTCTCAAACACGCCCACGGCTTTTCACCCTTCCCATGTACTCCTCGAAGTGCCTGGTGTATATGACCCATGCGTTAAGTAACGACACCATGCCATCGATGCGCATCCCGCTGCTCAACTTGACCGGTTGGATGCTCTCGATGCCGTCCTCGTTCTTTGCCTTGGCCTGCGTATTGCTCAGGCACCACTTGGTTATCGGGTTGTTATTGTAGTTGACCATGTGCTTGGCGAACGCTGCCCCCATCTCTTTCATAGGCTGGCTCCATGTGTACGGGCCCTGTGCAACGCGTTCCATCACATTCGCCGTGTGATCCTTGCCCATCCACGTAAACCCATGGGCGTCCATGTCGTCCAGCCAGTACCCGGCCAGCGCGCGGTCGAACCCTATGTACAGCGGGATTATCCCGTGCCCACGGTGCATGAGCACGAACCACGCTGTAACCGCCCGAAAATCGACTTGATTTCCGGGGCAGATTGTGAGCAGTCCCCGGTCTGCCCATATGCGGTACGGCGCTTCTTTGATCTTGCCGTCAAGCTCCAAATCTTCGACGCGCTTTTCCGGGATGAAGTAGTGCTGTGCAACATATACGCTCGGGTCATCGGCTTTGCGGATTATGAGCGATGCACACGAAAGGTCTGTCGTGGCTGACAAGTCACACCCTCCGATTGCATAGCACTTGCGCAAGTCCTCAAGGTCGAAGGTGGCAGGGTTGTCTATCTCCTCCCAATCCAGCCATGCGGAGCTGTCGGTCGAGGGCATACAAAAATCTTTACATTTCAGGTTGCCGGATAAGCGCGGTGTTTTTTGCGCCCGCTCCACCTTCTTAGCAAGCTCGTCCAGATTCTTGATCGTCCCCAGGCCGGGGTTGGCCTTGACCCACATGGCCGGATCGCGCCACTCGTCCGGGTTTTCCAACTCGTAGATGACCGGCAGCAGTTGCTCGTCCGCATACTCTTCAATGCCGCTCAACACGTTCGCGGCTATGGCGTACTCCTCGTCATATAACCCCTCGCGCACAAAACCGGAGGTTGTGGTTATGAATATCATGGGCTGCTCCCGCGCGCCCATGCCATCCACGATAACGTCATACAGCTCGCGACCCGGCCATGCGTGTATCTCGTCCAGCGGCGCGCCGTGTACGTTCAGCCCGTCCAACGTTTCACTGTCCGACCCCAGCGGGCGAAATGTGCATCCGTCATACTCGCCCCTGCCCACCATCTCCGCCACCAGCGGCTTGATCCGCTTGTACAAAGCCGCCGATCTCTTCACCATGCGCTTTGCCTCAAGCCAGATGATTTTTGCCTGGTCGCGCTTTGTGGCTGCGCAATAGATTTCTGCCCCCGGCTCCCCGTCCGCGACCATGAGGTACAGCCCAACGCCTGCCGCAATGGTGGACTTGCCGTTCTTACGGCCCACCACCAGCAGCACCTTCCGGTACTTGCGCAGCCCGGTTTCGGCGTCGATGAACCCAAACGCAGCGGCCAGCATGGCCTTTTGCCACAGTTCCAGCTTCAGGGGCTGCCCGCCCCATTTACCCTTGCTGTGCTTACAATACTTTTCCAAAAAGCTGATGACATGCCCCGCTCGATCCTCGTCATATACCCACGGATCACGCGGCGTCACAACGTCACTCGCCAACCGCCTGTACAGTGCGCGTACTTTCGCAGACGCCACAACCCGCCCGGTATCTATCTCCTCCCAATATGCAAGTATCGGGTTAACGGCTGCCGACGAATTTTTCAAACCCATCCTCAGCCTCTCCCTTCTCCTCCTCGGGCAACAGCTTCTCCAACTGTGCCATCAAGTCACGGTACTCCTTGGACATCCGCATGTAGTTATCGAGCTCCGCAGACATCTTCCGCCCGGATTGGTTCGCGCCATTCTGGTAACTGTTCACGCGCGGGTTTTTTTTCACATCTTTCCTGGCGTCGATAATCTCAACGCCAAGGAACGCAGCCTGCCCCGCCAAACGGAGTGCCAGCCACAATCGATCCTGCGGCAGGTTTTTGTAGAAATCAGCTATTGCCACAAACTCGTCCCGCATTCGCTTATCATCCGGCAAAGACAAAAGGATTTCCTTATAAACCGTCATATTTTTGATGATCGCCACCTAATCGCCTCCCCGTTCGATTCGCGCTCTTTTCTACACCCCTCATGTGCGCGGCCTGTGTATTCACCAAGAGACCCATTCCGCTTTCCCGGCGGCGAATTTTTCCGCTCACCCCACCGGGGGGTCTCTCCGCACAAGGTTCCCGTCCTCGTCAAAGCGCAAGGCGTCCGCCACGGTCACGCTGTTGCCGTGTGCCTGGTTGTGGCATCCCACGCACAAAAGCTCCAAGTTGTCATTTGCTAACGCCACCTTGCGGTCGTGTATGTTGTCCGGCGTCAGCGGCACTTTGTGGTGCACAATTTGCCCCGGAGCGCCGCACCGCTCGCATAGACCAAAGCGCCGCTGAAAATACAAACTCCGCACCTGTTGCCATAGTGCGGAGTTGTAAAACCACTGATCCCAACGCGTTGCCATGCTTGCTCCTTATCCAAATCCCACCTGCTCCGTTTGTTTTATTTTGTCCGCATCAAACATTGAAACTTGCGCCTTTGCCTTTTCAAGCCGCACTGCTGCTTGGGCGTAGTAGTCCGGGTCAATCTCGAAACCCATGTACTCATAACCCGCCGCATGGCAGGCTATCAAGCTCGACGCGCTGCCCGCGTGAGTGTCCAGTATCCTGTCGCCCGGTTCCGCGAAATGGGCAAGCAGCCAACTGTACAATCCAACCGGTTTTTGTGTCGGGTGGAACCTGTCCTTACCCTGCGGCACGGCCTCATAAATCTTTGCGTTGTCCTTAAAGTTCGTCCATGCGTACTCACACATAGCCATCGAAAAGTTTTCGGATATAGTGAGCTTTTTCCAGACAACGAAACACCTGCACGGCGGTAGATCGAAATAATTCCCGCCCCAGATGATTGCGTGTTTCGATACGCGGAATAGTTCAGTAAAATAATCTTCGCCGGGCGCGACATCCCAGTGCTGTATGTTCTTTCCGTACTTATCGGCCCACGTTCCGCCGGTGCGCTCAATCTTGTATTTGTCGAACACTCCGCCGAAAGCGACTGCGCTTGCGGCACAGCCATTCGTCATCGAGCCCCCCCATACGGCGGATCCACGATCGCCAAATCAAAGCACTTGTCGGGCATCTGGCGCATGCCGTCCATGCAATCCATGTTGTACAGCCGGTTCATTTCCAGCACGCGCCCGCCTCCCTCCGTCAAATTCCCAAACGCTTGTGAATTTGCCCAAAACGCAGAAAAAGCCCCTCGGCTCCGTATTGAGCCAAGGGGCTTTTGCCACCTCTGACGACGATACTCTAACACATCGCAAAACCGCTGTCAATGGGGTTCCCATTTTTTTTAGTTTGGAGTGTGAAGTGTGAAGTTTGGAGTTAAGGCAACGTTCCCAACTCCACACTTCACACTCCAAACTCCAAACTAACCCCAACGTCACACTAGCACTTAGCCTGGGAACCAATCAACGTCAGTATCGAAAATCCTTCACCGCCGCCGTGATCTCGTCGTACTCAATGCCGATATATATTTTCGTGTCCTTCTCCGTGTGATGGTTGAAAAGCACCATCAGCGTGGCAATATCCTTGGTCTGCTGATAAAAATGGTAGCCAAACGTCTTGCGCATGGTGTGGGTGCCGACGTTGTAGGGCAGGCCCATGTCATGCGAAATTTCCTTGGTGTACAGGTAGGCGGTTTTGTAGCTGATGGGCCGCGTCTGCCCGTCCTTCCCGCGCTGGCGGCTGCGGAAAATGTACGCGTCGCCGGGCAACCCCTTGAGCTCCCGCCGCAGGAATTTGATAACATATTCCTTCAAATTGTCCACCCGTTCCTTGGACAGATTGAAGCACATGGAAACATCGTCGATAATAATGGCCGGTACAGACAAAAGAAAAACGCCTCCTATTACGCCCCATCCTAAGCCCCCTTCACGCATGAAGGGGGAAGGG